TATAGTATTTACTGAAGGAATAAGTATTCAAGACGCAAGTAATAATAGTTCAATAAGTAGTGATAATTCAGGAAATTTAGTATTAAAAAGTGAAAATATAATTTCAGACGCAATTTTAAATATGAATAATCATAATATTGATAACGTACATACTTTATCAAGTGATAGTAATAATGATTTAACTATGTCTTCTGCTAATAATAGTGTTTATTTGAATGGTTTTGGATCAGTAAATCTTACTTCAACTGATGATAAGGTCAATATAACTGCGAGTAATGATATTAATCTTAATGCTCCTAATGGAAGTTCAAATATAAAACTTACTTCTGGTGGAGGTATGACATTTGAAACAAATAACTCAGCAATTAATCTAATTACTGATACTAGTGATATTAAGTTAACTACAAATAATGTAGAATTTATCAATTATAATAATAATATTAATTATGGAGAAATTACTACTGATGGAAATGATAATTTTATTATGAATGCTCTTTCATCTAATGCAGGTATTGTATTAAATGCTCATCAAGGTTTAATTATACAATCAACTCAAACCGGAGGTATTAATATAGAAGATAGTTCTGTTTCTAGTACAATAAGTAGTGATAATAATGGAAATTTATTATTAAATACAACTAATAATATATCATTAACAACAAATTCAACTGGTTATATTAGTTTAGTTACAACTGATGGAGATATTACATTAGGTTCTAATAATGGAAATTTAAGTATGGGATGCACTAAGGATACGTATTTATCAGGAGCAAATTCTGTAAATTTACTAACAGTTTTAGGTAATAATATTAATTTTATGGATTCACCTGGTAATATTTATGCTACTGTAAATATTGTTTCACCTCCAAGTTTTTCAATTTTAGACCCTATTAATATTACAGGATATAAGACTAATATTACTCCTACTTATTTACAATTACCTGTATTATCATCTTTACCATTAGGTCCTACAGGTGGAACTATTTGTTGTCACGGAACCAATTTAGAATTTTATAATGGAACCAGTTGGACGCAAATAGGAACAACTGGTCCTACTGGTTATACTGGTTATACTGGTCACACTGGTTATACTGGTCACACTGGTCCTCAAGGAATTCAAGGATTAACTGGTTATACTGGTTACACTGGTTATACCGGTTATACCGGTTATACTGGTCCTACTGGTATTCAAGGTGCTAATGGTAATTCAGGAGGATTAACTTTTTATTTAAATTATTCTGAACCTTTTTTACCAGGAATTGAACTTTTATCTTTAACGGAATCATCTGCTCCAAGAAGTGATGTTTCTTTTAACGCAACTGTTGTTCTTCAAGATATTGGAAATTTTGGTAATACTATTGCAAATTTAAATATTGGTTCTTATATTCCTTATGGTATATGGGATTTAAATGTTTTTGCGAATGTAAACGGTGTGTCTGATAAAGATAAAGCCAGTTTACTATATCGTATTTTTGGTAGAACACCTGGAGGAGTAGAAACACAAATTGGTACTGATAGTAATTTAACTGCAATTACGGATAGTTTATATGCAATTCAAGAAATAATTTTATCTATTGCTTTACCATATACTGATATATCTGCTTATGAATCAATACTTATAAGAATATATGTTATCAAAATTGCTGGGGGTGCTAATATTGATGGAAGAATTTATTATGAAAGTCCTTCTACATATTCTCATCTTCATACTTCATTTACCGTTCAAGCAGGTCCTACTGGTCCTATAGGTCCTACTGGTTCAACAGGTTCTACTGGTCCTGCTGGTTCTACAAATGCTTCAACTATAAATTTAAATGATGCAACAAATGATGCTAATTATAATTTAATTATGACTGATGGTGTTATTGGTTCTCAACAATTATTTACAGCCCATAATACTTCTATTACTTATAATCCCAATAACAATTATTTATCTTCACCTAATTTAAGTGTTAATGGAGTTATTACCATGAATAATGGTGATCATACTTTAAACATTTATCCTGATAGATTAAATTATAGTGATAATTTTAATACTCAATTACAAACTTATTTATATACAAATCAATTATCTATGACTAATGGTAATAATAAGTTAGACATTTATCCGGATACATTAATTTATAGTGATAATTCTACATTACAAACTCAATTATCTACAAATAGTTTATATCTTGTTGATAAGAGTACTACATCATTTCTCAATATAAACATTGATAATATTCAAATCAATATTGAAAATACTAAAACTTATTTTAGTATTGGTCCATCAGATAGTTTTCTTATCCAAAATGATGTTAATGGTGGAACACCTACTTTAAATTCTTCTTTAAATTATAATACATTAACAATTAATGATTATACTAATCCTGATGGTAGTAATACTTGTAATCTTACAGCAAATTCATTATATTTTAATAGTATTGACGGAACAGACTTAATTACTATGCAAAATAGTAAGGACAAACAATATTGTTCTTTATCGCATAACACTTTGTTATTAGGAGTAAATGATAATTTTAATAGTGGAACAATTGGTTGCGGTTATATTTATTCAACTTACATAAACGGAGCTAATAGTATCCCGCCAATTTTTGAAAATGGACTAAATTTGAATGGTTCCCAAAATATTACTAATGGCAATTCAATTACTGCTACTAATTTTTACGGAACTTTTAATGGTAATGCTTCTACTGCTTCTACTGCTAATCAAGTAAATACAAATCCTGGTCCTTCTACAAGTGGAAATTATCCAATTTCATTTTTTTTAACTACATCAGGTTATCAAAATATACTAACGTCAGCCACTGGTAATTTAAGTTGGAATCCATCAACAAATACTTTAACTTCTACTAATTTAACTGGAACATCTTCAAATGCGAATGCTATTAATCTTACAAGTGATAATACAAGTGGCACTTATTATATACCTTTTGCTAAAACAACAGGAGTAGCAAAACAATTATATGTTGATGGTACAACAACTCCTTTAACTTATAATCCTTCAACTTCTACATTAACTGCAACTACTTTCATTGGTGCTTTATCTGGTAATTCATCAACTGCTACAACTGCTCTTTCTTGTAGTGGTAATTCATCAACTGCTACAACTGCTACAAATGTAAATGTTATAAGTGATAATACTGCTGGAACATATTATATACCATTTACAAAGAATTTAGCATCAACTGGAACAAGTTTACCTTTATATCAAGATGATACTACTACTCCCTTAACATATAATCCTTCAACTTCTACATTAACTGCTACTCAATTTACAGGATCTTTAAGTGGTTCTGTTATTAATGCGAATAGTATTGCTTCAAATTCTTCAGGAGCATTAACAATTACTGGAGGAACTGGTGCTGCTATGACAATTAATAGTACTAACGGAATCACAAATATTCAATCAAATGGAACAAACATTGCAACTATAAATTCAACTGGTTTAACTGTTGTAGGAACAATAACTGGTTCATTAGCATCAACTGGTATGGTTTATTTACAAACTTTAACAGGAACCATTACTGGGGCAGCGTTAGCTACAACTTATACCCTTCCTTCTATATTTAATACAACTTATAAGAATTATAAAATTCATTTAACATTTGGAGAGAATAGTTTTATAGCATATCCAAGTGTTAGTTTGAACGGATTCAGTGGATTAAACGTTCCTACTATTGGAGATATTTATGGTTATGATATGATAAGTGGAGCATTAACTGCTATATCATTAAATACTCAAACATTAGCAACTACTCCTATTCAAATGACTGGTGCTTGTCTTCCAAATTCTCATATTGAATTTGATGTATTCAATGTCGGTTATACTACTTTACAATCAAATAATATGGTAAGAATTGTATCTAATTCAATATATAATAACCCTGGAGTAAAAGGTATTCGTAATATACAAGTAGTAATTAATCAAAATAGTTCTTCCACTATTACAGGTTTATCATTACAAAGTATTATGGGGTTAGGAAATAATCCTGTTTGGGTCGCAAGGATATATGGTTATAAATAATTTAGTTGTATAATTAATTATTTGTCATCTATTAATTAATTAATTAGTAATTAAATAATTCTTATTTATTATAATAATTTAAAATGAAATTGATGGTTATTTATCTGCAATTAATCAATAATTTATTTTAATTGGATTATGTAATATATTTTGTTATATTCTAATTAGAAGTTGTAATTATAAATTATATAATTATACTATATTATGGTAATTGCATATATATCATCTAATTGTTATATCAATTCAGCATATAATTACACATCATTAATTATAAATAATTCATCAAATATAAATATAATTACAACTGATTCGTCTGGGAATTTAGAAATAAATACTGGTGAAAATTTAAATTTATCTTACAATAATAATAATAATGATAGTCAGCTAATTATAGATAATAATTATTTCTCTCCTATGAGTTTTAATTATGGAATAAATATTCAAGATAATAATAGTTCAATTACAAGTAATAATTTAGGTAATTTAATAATAACAAGTAATAAATTAAATTTAGATTGTAGTAATATAACAGTTTCAAATCTAGAATTTATTACAGGAATACAAATTATAGATGTTAGTAATAATAGTTCAATAATTAGTGATAATTCTGGTAATATAATAATAGATTGTAGTGAGAATTGTATTTTCAATTGTAATAATGTATCAGTTTCAAATATTATATTTAATGATGGAACGACTCAATCAACCTCATATAAAATAAATAATAATTTTACATTATTTTCGAATTCAACAATTTATAATTCAAGCACAAATACAACTATTTTTGAAATATATATACCATCGCAATTATATGGTCAAGCATTTAGTTATGTAATTTATACAAATACATCTCCAACACCAATGGTATTTAATTCTTCAAATTCATATCTATTAAATACACATATATCACCTCCTCCAGAATCATTACTACATACTTCAAACTGGGGAATAGCAAGTGGTATAGCCATAAATGTGTCTTATACAACTAAAGAAGATAATATAACTGGTGATGGATATGTATTTAGTCCATGTAGTAATTCAGGATTTATAGGTTTTTCAACTTTATTAACAAAAACGAATAATACGAATTTATATACAATATCAATTATTGGAAATTTTAGTTCAAATTTGATATTAAATGGAACAATAATAGTTCCATTTATATAATATTAATAATATTTAAGTATATTTAAGTATAGAATCGATATATATTTTATCATAAATACCAATTCGTGTAGTTCTATCCCAAGTGCTATAATTGATAAGAACTCGGTTGTGTTCGACTAAAATACTTAAGCAATATTCAATAGGTTCTCCTTCAAATTTAAATGGTGCGGAATATTTAAGTAAATTCATATTTTGATCAAATACAGAAATGATATGATAATAATGTCGTGGGTTTTCATAAGAAACGATATGTGTAACAAACCATATTTCAGTATTTAGTGAAATATTTAAATATTTAAAACCACAAGTGGAACCCCTGATTCGAGAGAATATTAGTGGCATTTCTTTTTTAATGACAAGGTCTAATGTATTATTAGAATTAATTTTGCAAATTTGTAATGGATGCCAATTATAAATGATATGTGTAGAATTATTATAATCAACAAACACCCAATTTTTTTCACACTCGGTATTGTGAAAGGTTTGTGTAAGTTCAGTTGTATTTAATGTATAATTAATTAAGTCATAATTACCAGTAGCAATGCCGATAGTATCATTTAAATGAAATGAAGTTCCAATAAATAAAGTTTGATTAGTATAAATATCAAAAAAAATGCGTACATCTTCAACTCCGATATATTTTCTATTATCGAATGTTAATTCGATCCATTTTTCAGAAATTAATTTTAAATCAGTATCAAATTGAATACATTTATTAATAGTGATAATATTATTATCACAATTTAGATATCTGCCTTCAGGATTAATATAATAATTGACATATCGAATATTCATAAGATATCCATTATTATAAGGTATTAAACAACTTGAACTAGAGTTTAAATTAATATTTTGATTATTAATAGTAGTAGTAAAATTATTATCTAAAATTATTTTAGATTGTTGTATTAAAATATCTTTATAAAATTTCATATTGTGTAAAACATTATTTAAGTCAAGATCATTAGTAGTGTTATTAAAAACAGAAATGAGTTGATTATTAATATTATGAATTCCGACATAAGATGCAAAAATGGTGAATTCATAAAATAATTTATAAGTATATACATCATTATGTAAGAATAAATAATTATCTCGTTTATCATTAGTATTCAATATATTAATAGCATAATTATAGAATAAATTGCAAAGTTTATGTTTGTTATTAATTCTATAAAATTGAATCATTTCATAGACATTTTCTAAACGTTGAGGGTAATATTCCATTCCTTCCATCCAATAAAAAATAGCATCATGTATAAGATTAAGATTTTTATAACATAATCCGATTCTATAATAGCTATACCATATTTCTTCTTTCCATCCGCCTAATTCGATACGTTTTAAATAATATGATATGGCTTCTGTAAATTGTCCGCTATCGTGATAACTATTAGCGAGGTAAAAGTGATATCTATCATTATTAGGTTCATCTTGAATGCCTTGTATAAGTAATTTAACATCTCTTTGAAATTTATCATTTTTGCATCCGCCATCTCCATAATCCAAAATAAATATTTGATTTTTATCAAAAGATGAAATAGTAGAATTGGGTGGTGTATCGACATATTCGTGTGTGACTCCGATATATTTATATAATCCATTATTTTGAATAATTCTCATATTTTTATAAAAGAAAGAATCATTACCTTGAAGAATAGTGAAACTGTTGGATGTATTTAATAAATTTTTATTAAAATTATTTAATTGAATAATCATATCGGCATCAAGTAATATAATAAAATCGGACATTCCGATGCAAGAATTTAAAGAGAAATTTCTATTATAACAAAAATTTTTGAAAGGTTCAGTAATAATTTTCCCGTGTATATTTTTATCTTTAAAATAATTATTAATAATATCAATAGTATTATCAGTAGAACCGGTATCACAAATGCAATATGTATCAATAATAGGTAAAACTGAATCCAATAATCTTGTAATAATTTTGCTTTCATTTTTTAGAATCATATTTAAACATAAAGTAGGTTCTTTTTTTTTAAATGATAATTCCATATTTAATAAAATATGTTGTTTTTAAATTAAAAAAAAAATATATATAAAATATGTAAAAAATATGAAAAAATAATGAAAAATATAATATAAAATATATATTATAAATATAAATGGCGTGTACTAGATTTAATAATGATGAATGTAGAATAAAGAAACAATTGCAACAATCAACAGATCCCGGAAGATGGATTTTAAATGTTCCAGGAAATGGTTCAAGTCCGTGTTATATAGTAGATCCTCAAATTATAATTCAAAAATGGGGCGGTAATTTAAGAACAAATACGATAAATTTAGAAAGTGATTTAAAAGGTGTAAATAGACAAATAGGAAAAGATTGTTTAGTAAAAGATAATTATAAAAGTTATAATGTTAAAAATGAAGCAATAAATTATCCATCGTGTACTAATTTATTTACGGATCAATCTAGAGTAACAAATCCTGCTTGGTGGTATCGTGATTTAGAACAAGTAGATTGGGGTTATCCTCCATTAAATCCGCAAATAAATACGTGTTTGCCTTTTCAGAATAATTTAAGTACAAGAATTTTAGAAAAGGATTATTTTACTCCGAAAAGGGAATGTGTAGTAAATGAAACAAAAAATGATTTACCTGCCAGTTATATGTTAATAAAAGGTAATTATATAGGTGGTCCAGTAACGTGTAATGAAACGAATTCGTGTCAATCAATATAAATATAAATATTAATTATTAAATGAATGAATTTAAAGAGAAAATGATTTATTAAAGACAAATTTTTAATAAATTAAAGAATAAATAAATAAAAACTTAATTTAATAAAAATATCTACATATGCCCTTGATTTTCAGATAATTTAACTATAAAATATGAGTTAGTTATAAGGTAAATTACATTTTTAAATAATCTTTAGCAAATAAATGTATATTAAATATAAATTTTATTAAATTAAAATAAAATTTATTAAATTAAAATAAAATAATTTCTATATATAAAATGGAAATAGCGATACCTTTACTAGCATTAGGTGGTATATATATAATATCAAATCAACCAAATGATAATTCTAGTAAATCAGAAATAAAACAAATAAGACAAGAGAATTTTGCGAATATGGGTATAAGAAGTAATTTAGGTGTAAAAACAGATAATTATCTTCCAAATACAAATATTCCTCCTCAAAATTTCCCAGTATCAAATATAAACGAATTGGTAAATACAACTCAAGAATATATAAATCCAAATGCAGCAACAGATAAGTATTTTAACCAAAATATATATGAACAAAAAGTAAGAAATAATATTCCAGTAGATTCAAATATTCCAGAGATTTATTCATTAACAGGTAACTATTTAAATTCAGAACAATTTAAACATAATAATATGATTCCATTTAATGGTGGAAAAGTGAAAGGTAGAACATATGATATGAAAATATCCGAATCAGTTTTAGATAATATGATAGGTTCTGGTTCTCAAGTAATAAAAAAAATAGAACAAGCTCCATTATTTAAACCAGAGCAAAATATGCAATGGGCTTATGGTATGCCGAATCAAAGTGATTTTTATCAATCACGTGTGAATCCAGGTATAAAAAATAATAATGTAAAGCCTTTTGATACTATTATGGTTGGTCCAGGTTTGAATAAAGGTTATGCTATAAATGGTAGTGGTGGTTATAATTCAGGTATGGAGGCACGTGATAAATGGTTACCCAAAACAATAGATGAATTAAGAGTTGATACCAATCCTAAATTAGAGTATGAATTAATAGATCATGAAGGTCCGGCGAATTCATTTATAAAAAATGCGGCAACTGCTCAAATGATAGGTCGTGTTGAAAAACAAAGACCAGATACTTTTTTTATAAATTCTCAAGATAGATGGTTAACAACCACAGGTGCGGAAAAAGGTGAAACTTTACGTTCGATTCAAGAAATGGGACAGGTAAGACGTAATGATATTAGTAATGAATATATGGGTCCTGCGATTTCAACAGATAAAAAATTAGGTGTTGCTCCAGAAAATTATCAAACTAGTAGACGTACTCAATTGCCGGGTTTAAATGTGAAACCTTCAAAAGCGACAGGTCAAGGTCCAATAACAGATGGTGATAATTTTTTACGTAGTCATACAAATTATGAAAATAATAGAACAACTGTAAAACAACCTGAAACGATAAGAAGTGGTTTTAGTGGTGCGATTGGTGCGGTGATTGCGCCATTAATGGATATTTTACGACCGACACGTAAAGATGAAACAATAAATAATATAAGAATTTATGGAGAAGCGAGTGGTATGCCAAAAAGTTATGTATATAACAATAATGAAAAAACGGCAACTACAATTAAGGAAACAACTTTATATTCTCCTCAATTTAATATAAATAATCAAAAAGAAGGGCATTATGTAAATAATTATTCGAATCCGGATTTAACTCAAAGAGATACCACAAGTTGTGAATATTTTACTTCAGCAGGTGGTGCGGCAACCGGTTACGGTGATATGAATTATGATGCGGCTTATAGACAACATAACAATGATATTAAATCTCAATCGATTTTAAATAGACCAAATCAAGGTGGAACTCAAATTTTTAATCAACAAATGAAATTAAGTAATATTAAAGATGATTCGGACCGTTTTAATGGAAGGATGAATCCTGCGAATTCGAGAATAACAACGTTACCTCCTTCAGTGTCAACTTATGGTGCGGTGAATGTTCCGCAATATTATAATGAATCAGCAGGTTGTGACCGTATAAATCCTGAAATATTAACAGCTTTTAGAAATAATCCTTATACTCATTCATTAACTACTTCTGTATAATATAATAAAACGATTTAAAGAAACTTAATATATATTAAAACAATTTAAAGAAACTTAATATATATTAAAACAATTTAAAGAAACTTAATATATATTAAAACAATTTAAAGAAACTTAATATATATTAAAACAATTTAAAGAAATAATAATTACGTTTTTTAATATAAAATACTTAAATACTTAAAATACTACATATTTTAAAACAATTTAAAGTAAATATAATTACGTAATTTTAAAATATAAAAATACTAAATAAATTATAGTATGTTATCCATTCATGAATCAATTAAACAAAAATTAAATTATTTTCAAGAAATACATAAAATACCTAATATCATATTTCACGGACCATCCGGCAGCGGAAAACGAACCATCGTTAATGAATTTATACATAACATTTATGATAATGATAAAAATAAAATAAAAACATTCGTTATGTATGTCAACTGCTCTCACGGTAAAGGTATAAAATTTATCAGAGAAGAATTGAAATTCTTCGCAAAAACACATATAAATTCTAATGGAGGTAATATTTTTAAAAGTATTATTCTTTTAAATGCTGATAAATTAACTATGGATGCACAATCCGCATTAAGAAGATGCATTGAATTATTTAGTCATAATACTCGCTTTTTTATTATCGCTGAAGATAAATATAATTTAATGAAACCTATATTATCACGGTTTTGTGAAATATATGTTCCTGAACCTATCCTTAATAATAACATTATTAATTTATATCAATATAATTTAAATGAAAATTTTAAAATTAAAGATTTTAAAATACAACACATCGAATGGTTAAAAAAAGAACTATTAAAATATGTTAATAAAAATATCACTTTACCAGATCTAATTAATTTATGTAATAAACTTTATGAAAAAGCATACAGCGGATTAGAAATTATGAATTTATTAGAAAAAACAAAGTTTTTAGAAAATATTATAACAACTGAAAAACGATTCGAATTACTTATTTGTTTTAATCGTGTAAGAAAAGAATTTAGAAATGAAAAATTATTGATTTTATTTATATTGAATTTTATTTTTTTAAGTTTAGATTTATCATTAGATAATATTAGTTTTATGTAAATGGATGATTTTAACGTTAGTTCTCTTCACGAATCTAAAAATGAATGGGGAGCTAGATTAATCACTATATTAACACCTTTAATAATAGATGGATATAAATCTATTTTTGCTGAATCTATTAAACTTTGCACTGATAATGGAGAATTCTCCAAATATTTAATGACTTTTCAAAATTTAATATCCAGAATACCAAAATGGAATACTCAAATTATAGAAACAGAGAGAAAAAGAATTGTTGAAAAATCCGGATGTATTTATTTAGAAGATTTAGTCACTTGCGTCCATATTATTCAATTGAAAATTTTAACCACTATGCGTGTAGGAGAAAAACAAAAACAAATTGATATTAATATTCCAAAATTAGACGATTTTATTCATAAAACTTATATTAATGTTGCCAGAAAAATATATAAAAATGTTTATTTATTTGAAATTAATATCTCTTCATTACAAACTCAAAAATACGATAGAGAATTAGAAATTATCGTTCAAGAATGCATCTTAAATACATTAAGAGAAAGTATACCTATTGAAGCTATTTTAAAAGCATATATGGGCGAAACTACAGAAGAAAAAATCGTTGAAGAAATTATTGAAGAAAAAATAAAAACACCTATTGATAATACACCCTCTAATACAATTACACCCTCTAATACAATTACACCATCTAATACAATTACACCATCTAATACAATTACACCATCTACTACAATTGATAATTTAACTAATCATTCACAATTAAGTTTTAATGATACTGATTATGCTAAAAATATAAATGGAGAGATTGAAACTATACATGCACCTAAAAATATAGAAAGATTAGAAGAAATTAGTAAAATAAGAAATTATAACAGACAAAATGAAACTGATGATGATGATGATGATAATGTGAAAATAAAAATATCAAATGATATTATCAATTTAGACCCTATTAATATTCATAATATTGAAGAACCTAAATTAGAATTATTACCTGATTTACTTATTGATGAATTTGAAGTTTTAATTTAAATTTACATTATTTGCTTATTTGCGTTATTTGCGTTAAACGTAAATAAAGATATTCTTTAATATTTAAATGAATAATATATTTATTATTGCAACAGTAATTTCTTTTATATTTTTAATTATAAAAATTATTGAACTAAGATTTATTGAAAAAGAACAAAAACCATTAAAATTATTAATTAAAGATACACTTTTAGTATATTTTAGTGTTATATGTGGTTATTTTTTTTTAGAACAAATTAAGATTATAATGAAAAATGGAGATAATTCACATCCGATAGTATTTACAGATAGTCCTGGGTTTTAGTATTTAGTATTTAGTGTAAATAGATGAGAACATCAACGACCAGTCCACACTTTTATTACTTGTTTTTGTATTTTTCCTTTTTTTAAATTATTTATATATTCATCATAAGTATATCCCCATTTTTGATATTTCATTATATCTCCAAATAATGATTTTTTTGTCAATATTGATGAATTTTCAGTACAAAATATACAACCTAATATTCTCTCTAAACAACATCTATCTGGTCTATTCTTTATTAATGATAACATATTTGTTATATTATATTTTTCTTCTAAATGTAATAAAAAAGAATGTTTGATATATGTTTGAGCACCAAAACAACCATACCATTTTGAATTAGGCATTCCAATTATATCATTTTGTAATAATTTGGATTTAATTAATTGTGAATTTTTTAAATTGTTTGTTATGTTTAATGTATTATTCAAATTTTCTTTATCTGGATAAAAAAACCATAATGGTAACACTTTCATATTTTTTAATAAATCAAAATTTATTCTATTATGAATAAATACACTATCATGCATTATTATTGCATTATCAAAAAATTTATTTTTTATATAATAATAATATGGTAATAATTCACCTCTACCGTGAAATTCAGATTGAATAATTTGAATATTTTTATAATTAAATTGTGATTTTATATATTGTTGATCACTATTATCATCAATAATAACTATTTTTACATAAGGATATAATATTCTAAGTAATTTTACAGAATGATTCCAATATTTATTCGTTTTTTCCGAATTAACATGTCGTGTAATTATAAAACCAAATGAAGTCATAAAATATATTTATATTTTATTTTACTATTTCAAAAATTTTAATTTAAATTTTGAAATATTTATATATTACATATAATATAATTTATACATAACTAGGTATATCATCTATATTAATAACATTAGTATTTAATGGAACTTTTCCTTTAAATTTAGAATACTTATCAAATTCAGGACGATCTAATTGAACCTGAGGAGTATGATTATGTACACAACGAGCAATCATTTTATATAATTTAAATTCTGGATAACGATCTGTTTTATTATTTTTATATAACATATTTATACCTTTATCATCCAAACACCATTCTACTATTAAACGTTTTATCGGATCACATTTCGATAAATCTTTTATTTCTTCAAAATCCTCAATTACATAATCAAATATAGAACACGCTAGACGACATAAATCAAAACTATAATTTGGTTCTAATCTTGGCTTGGAATTATTAAAAAAAGGTTCGATATTATATTGTGTTGCTGCATCATTTCCAATTTGAAAACTATCGCTACAATATAAATTTCCATTTAATTTATATATACTTCTACCAAAATCTATTATTTTATAAATTCTTCCAAATGTGGGAACTTTATAATATTTCTTTTTATAACAATAATATATATATTTTTCATTTGTAGAATTATACATTACATTATTTGTATGTAAATCATTATGTGTAAAGTTAAATGCTTTTTGATATACTATTAAAATCATTATTATTTGCATAAATGCTGAATGCCATTCTTCTGTTTTTAAAGTGGTTGATAATATTAAATCATCAAATGTATTTTCACAATGTTCCATACATATTACTTGAACTGGAAATTTATGTATTGTTACATCTATTTTTTCATCATCATCATCCGTTTTACTTGTTGTTTCATCTGTATATTCTGTTACATCATCCATCTCATCTTTATCATCATCTTTATTCGCACATTTACAATTTTCACATTTACAATTTTCACCTTCACAATTTTCACATTCACAATTTTCACATTCACAATTTTCACATTCATTGTTTTCACAATTTTCACAATCACTATTTCCACAATTTTCACAATTTTTACTAGTATAAGATGTTCTAGAAGAACATGTAGAATTAGTATTTGAATTTAATATTAGTGAATTCATATTCAAATTTGATTTGTCTAAATTTAAAATATTTGAATTACTTAAATCTATTGATAATTCTTTTAAATCTTCTAAATTTACAATATTACTTTCTTCTTCTAATTTATCTTCTTCTTGAAATATATTTTCAAATATATCATTATTTATAGATTTTATTGATAAAGTCGAATTTGATGTTATATTATGTTCTATAGTAATTGGTATTAATGACTCATTTTTAAATAAATGATCATAATTATCTATTTTAAATAATATATTTTTTTGTTTATTAAAAAATTCTGAATTGTTTAAATAATCTATGTCATCATATACATTAAATATAAAATCATTCTTTATTCCTAAAAAAGAACCATAATAATCTATTCCATGTATAAAATTATGAGATTGCATTAAATTACTAGTTAAATATACAAATAAACCATCTACATAAGCAGAATTATTTGTATTTAAAAATTTACTATTACAATTTTCTTCTGTTGAATTTAATTGAGGTAAATTTAATAATTTTTCATCTAAAGTGTATTTTCCAATTAAATATTTATATGGATCTAATAATGGAGCCATTTTAAAAAAAAGATTTGATGATTTAATCTTATTTGTGATACTATTTTTGATTTTACATTCATATATATTTTTTTCATTATCAATATTTAATATATGCCATAAATTATTCAAATTCACATTATTGTAATTGCTTTCGTTTAAACTAAATATTCTTTGATAAATTGGTATATAATTTTGTAAATTTGAGAGAAAAAGAGTATTTGGTTTTTCTAAACTTTTAAAAAGATCTGTATTTTTTCTTTTACAATAATTAATATTCATTACTTTAGCTAATTAATATATAATTTATATCTATTTTTAACTTATTATATTATTATAAATAATTAATATTTAATTAATATATGTCAAAATATGCAACTGAACAAAATGAGGATGAAGATGTTTCAGAATCTTGTATAATATATCATGAAGGAGGTGATTCTTATAGACCATTATTAATTATTAATGTATCTAATACTCATTATGTTACACAAAATATATGTTTTTTTAGATCAAGTGGTCGTTCAAATGTTACTGGATATGCAAATACTTGGTTTCCTATAGCAGGTATATTAACTGAAACTATAAAATCACCATCGGGAAAAACACTTGATAAAGGACATTTAATTAAAATGTCTGATTTATACAGTTTACCAAGTTCTACATCTTTTTTAACATGGATTAGAGATTTAATTATTGATTATTTAATGTATATACGTGTTAATAATCATGATACCGATATACAAACACTATGTAGACTACTTATAGAAAATAATACTTTACAATCATTGAATAAATCTTATTTCAATGATATAAAAATTAGAACTTTCTTTAGAGAAATTATCAGTATTATTAATATAACACAAAATTATTTTTTAGAGAGATGGCAATTAGAACTTAGTTGTATGATTGATGATAAAAGTAAATTAATCAGTTTTTGGAAAAAAAATAAAATGTTTAAAACATTTATTCAAACGACAATAACATCACATTATGATATTCCTGAATGTCATAACAATGACGGTGAAACAAAATTATCACAATTATATAAAGGTCCATCAAGTAATAATGAAGATATAACTATTTCATTTTTAGTACATAATAATGCACAAAGTCCATTAGAGTATTCTAATGATGAACTTAATTTGGTAACAAAAAAGTTATTAAATAAGAAACTTAATTTTGTAACAAATCAGTTAATATATTCTATTTTATATATGTTTTCTCCAAATGGTGTATATTCTCAACATTTGAGAACATTAAAAATATTAAAACAACCAATACCAATTTCTCCTCCAATTTCTCCTCAAATTTCTCCTCCAAGTTCTCCTCCAAGTTCTTCTTCAAGTTCTTCTTCAAAATCTTTTCCTCAAGCAAATTTAAAAGAAGCATCAGGACCAAAATATTCTCCTCCAAAGTCTCCTCCAAGTTCTTCTTCAAAATCTTTTCCTCAAGCAAATTTAAAAGAAGCATCAGGACCAAAATATTCTCCTCCTCATCTTCCAATTTCTCCTTCTCATCTTCCAATTTCTCCTTCTCATCTTCCAATTTCTCCTCCTCACTTTCCAATTTCTCCTTCTCATCTTCCAATTTCTCCTCCAAAATCCATTTCAATTTCTCCTCCAAAATCTCTTCCAATTTCTCCTCCAAAATCTCTTCCAATTTCTCCTCCTCATCTTCCAATTTCTTTTCCAACGTCTTTTAAAATTTCTCCTCCTCAAGAAAATTTAAAAGAAGCATCAGCACCAAAGTATTCTCCTCCATTACGAAAAAGTACAAGATCAACAAAAAAAAAATCAAGGTCAAGATCAAGGTCAAGATCAAGATCAAGATCAAAATCTCCTTCATCACGAAAAAACACTAAGTCAAAAACTTCTGTAACTCGAAAAACAAGATCATCTAATAAATAATAAAATAAATTAAAAGTATTTTAATAATATTATTTAATAATATTATTTAATAAATACTTTATATTTATTATTTTTACATAAAAATATATTTTGTATTTTATTTATTTATATAATGCGTTTTTTTTTATAAAAAAAGTCATATAATATATATATGACTTTAGAACTTAAAAAATTCGATATGAAAAGTATTAGTTTTAAAGCAACTGAAAATAAAGGTCCTGTTGTAGTCCTCATAGGCAAGAGAGACACAGGTAAATCGTTTTTAGTTCGAGATTTATTATATCATCAACAAGAGATACCAATTGGTACAGTTATATCTGGAACTGAAGAAGGTAACGGTTTTTATAGTAAATTGGTACCAAAATTATTTATACATAATGAATATAATACAGCTATTATTGAAAATATTTTAAAAAGACAACGTGTTGTTTTAAAACAAGTAAAAAAAGAATTGGAGATATATAAACGCACTACAATTGATCCTCGTGCATTTACTATTTTAGATGATTGTTTATATGATAACACTTGGACACGTGATAAATTAATGAGATTATTATTTATGAATGGACGACATTGGAAGATAATGTTAGTCATCACAATGCAATATCCCCTTGGGATTCCTCCTACACTTCGAACAAATATTGATTATGTTTTTATTTTGAGAGAAAATTATATAGCAAATAGAAAACGAATTTATGAAAATTATGCAGGAATGTTTCCTACATTTGAAGCATTTTGTCAAGTAATGGATCAATGCACTGAAAATTATGAGTGTTTAGTTATAAATAATAATTCAAAATCTAATAAATTACACGATCAAGTGTTTTGGTATAAAGCAGATTCTCATAATGATTTTAAATTAGGGTCTAAAGAATTCTGGGAATTATCTAAAAATCTAAATTCTGATGATGAAGATGAAAAATATGACCCTGCAAATGTAAAAAAACGTGGAGCAGGTCAAAAAATTAATGTAAAAAAAGCAAATAAATGGTAAACAACACAATTTAAACATTAAACAATTTATTATATATTTTTAATATATATATATATTAAATGACAGATGATGGTAGTACTTATGATATATATGATATTCATAATCGTGTAATACCGGATGGAACTATGGTTACTAATTTTAAAGCATTTCACATAGATCCATCAAATGAATTTCCGGTTGGTTCTACTTTTACAGTCATTTACGACAAGGATAATTATTCTCCTACTCATTTACAACCTAGTGATTCATCCAAGTCTAATGTATATAAAGTACCTACTGGTGATAAAATGTTTAGGATATATAATCCGGATGATCCCACTCCAGGAGAGTTCTTGAAAGGAGGTAAAAAAAGAAAAAGTAGAAAAAGTAGGAGAAGAAAAAGTAGAAAAAGTAGAAAAAGTAGAAGAAGAAAATATTAAGCTTATAATTATAATATTATATAATGGATTTCAGTCTTTCCCAACTTAACAGACACTATAGTCAAACTCCTCAAGATGTGATGAAAGGAGGTAAAAAAAGCAAATAAATGGTAAACAACACGATTTAAACATTTAACAATTTATTATATATTTTTAATATATATATATATTAAATGACAGATCGTATTTTTGATATAGGTAATGAAAGTGATATTAATCAATTTATTTCAGGTAATAAGTATACTAATTTAAATTCTTTTACAGGATATATTAATGGTACATTTATTAACCCAATAGAGTTTAAACAAGGCCAAATTTTTACAATTGTAACTCATCCTGTAAATCGTAATCAATATTTACAAACAACAACTAATGATATAATAACAATTATTAGGACCCCTACACAACTACAACTATATGATGAGAATGGTCCAGGAGAGGTCTTGAAAGGAGGTAAAAAAAGAAAATGTAGAAAAAGTAGAAAAAGTAGAAAAAGTAGAAAAAGTAGAAAAAGAAAATATTAAGTTTATAATTATAATATTATAATATTATATAATGAGTTTCAGTGTTGACCAGCTTAACAGACACTATAGTCAAACTCCTCCTGAGTTGGGTACTTTGAGGACATACATGAACCCTACTGAATCTTTCGAGGCTTTTACACCAGGTATACCTGGTTCGAGACCACCAGGTATACCTCCGAGACCGATACCGATACATATTAGCAAAAATGATGATCTTAGGTATGAATCCGTGAGTGGTCAACATGGAAATATATTTACTAACAGAAACACACAACTACGTATACCAATAGAGACACAGGGTACAGTACGTTTTAGAGAAATTAATCCTCAAGATCTGATAAAAGGAGGTAAAAAAAGAAAATGTAGAAGAAGTAGAAAAAGTAGAAGAAGTAGAAGAAGTAGAAAAAGTAGAAGAAGAAAATATTAAGCTTATAATTATAATATTATAATATTATATAATGTCTAATTTGCCTTATTTATCAGCAAGTGATATACATCGTGAATTTCAAAATTATCCTCATCCTGTTAGATCACATTATCAAGCTATACGTCCTTTCGAATATTCAATAAAAGGGGGACCAACACAAATAAAAGCTACACAAAATGATGTTTTTACATATGTATCAAATGGTCCTGAAATTGGAAAATGGGAATCTAATCCAAACCAAGAAATCTTTATACATGATTGGGATGAACGAAATAAATATCAAGTTAATCCTAGTCATTTTAAATACGGAGGTAAAAAAAGAAAAAGTAGAAGAAGTAGAAAAAGTAGAAGAAGTAGAAAAAGAAAATAAATATATTATTATATTCAATGTAAATTATAATAATCAATTTAAATATAATTTTGTAATATAAATGAATATGGAATTAATTGACAAAAACAAAAACAAAAAGAGAGATAAATATAAATATAAATCAAACCCTGAATTTAATAAAACAAAACAAAAACATTATATTTGTTGTTTTGTGTGTAATTGTATAATTCAACAAAAAAACTATAAACATAAATTTTCAAAAAAACATTTAAAAAATATTGAAATTGAAATTAAAAATACAAATGATTATAATAATGATATTATATATATAATTAATGAAGATGATTTTATTAACGAGGATGATGATGAGTTAATAAATAATATAAGTGAATTAGAATTTGAAATTGATGTAAAAGAAGAAGAAGAAGAAGATGATGATGATACAATTATATATCCAATACTTAATATTATTAATATTAATAATATTAATAATATATCAATGAAAAATGAGAACACTATTTTGGTTGAGGATGATAAATATAATGAATGGTATTATATTATTGAATAAAAGTATAAGAAGTAAAAATAATTAACAAATTAAAAGTATTTTAATTATAATAAATTATAAATTAATTACTTTTTATTAAATTAATCCAATATTTTAATTCTAGTTTTTCATAATTAAAAACTTTATTTTTAAAATCTGCAATAGTATCATTTAAAAGTGTTTCATTAATATCACTCCAATTATTTACATTTAAAACAGGTAAATCTTGAAATAAACGTGTAAAATTAGGTGCTTTTACAATAGGAATAGCACCCAAACATAATACTTCCCAAGTTCTATGACAATCCATTCCATTTCCAAATGGAGATAATACAAATGTATAATTTAGTATATTTTTCCAAGTGATAGTTCTAGGAATAAATGATAATTGATTAATAATTAAATTAGGATCAATATTATCTAAAGATTTTTTTCTATGATTAAATCTATCATTATTTTTGTTAAAATTTACATATATTTTAGGTATTCGTTCATAAAAAGGTTTCATTGTATTTCTGATATTAACTAATGTAGTTTCTTGATTACACGGAAAAATGCCTTCTCCAGGCATTTTCCATGGAGAAGAACTATTATTAGAAATAGTATGATAATCTAGACCTATTGGTAATTGATATATTTTTGAATGATTTTGAATTGATGTATTTTGAATAAACCATTTCAATAAATATGAATTATTTATAAAATCATTAAATATATTAGATGTATTAAATGGGAGTATATCTATTGGAACAGTTAAATCAGAATCGCCTGATACTAAAATAAAATTTGTATTAATTAATGGAACAATATTAATAATAAAATAAATAAGTAATTCATTACAGACATAAATAGACATATTATCAAACTGTTCTGTTTGTATATTTTTTAAATATCCGATATCATTATTACAAGAAGATTTTGGATTTTTAGAAAAAAAATCACACGATTTTAATATTCCTCTACTATTAACAAAATAACACAAATTTTCCATATAAAATATATATATGTATATATTTAGTTATTTATAACGAATATATATATAATAATTTAATTTATTCTATTTTTTTTGTAGCAAAAGGTCCGCTAATTAATTCGCTTTGTCCATAATCTGTTTTTCCAACAACAATATTATCTCCTTCGAATAATTCACTGCAAACATCAGTAGTAGAAACATCTTCTTTTTCTTTCAATGTATTTTCTTGTGTATTTAAATTACATGTTCCAACTAAATTGCCTTGTGCATCAATGGTTTGAGTTAAAGTATTTCCGGATTTTTCGGCATTTTTAATATTTTCTTCAATTGCTTTTTGTTTGCTTTCTTTAACTCGTTGTTCAAAATTGGTTTTTGCATTTAATTCATTTTTTTGTTTTTCAGACATTAATTGATTGAGTTCATCTTCCATATATTCTACTTTTCCAGTTTTATAAGCTTCAGGATCCCAAGGCATCCATAATCCGATAGGTCCAACATAAACATCATGATTAGGGTCGATTTCTCTTAACATTTTGCATCTTAATTCAGCTTCTTCTTGTGAAGGATAAGAACCTCTAATTTTAATACCTCTAGTATTAGTTTGAAAATTATTATCGATATCAAATTGTTTTTGAAGTTTTTCTTCATTATTATCAATATAAGTTTTGTATTCATCCATCATTTCAGTTTGCAATAAATTTTGTTTTTCTTCTTTAACGAAATCTTTAAAATCATTAGATATGTCATCAAATGACATATTATATTTAAATGAAATAAAATTTAAAAATTGAATAAATTTATCCATAGATTTATTAAAATCCCATTGCTTTAGAAATTGTTCAAAAAGAAATATTTCTTTTTGTTTTAAGATTTTTTCAGGAGAACAAAATGAAACACATACAAATTTTTGTCCTGCTATAGGTTTATCTTCTTCTAACAAATCTACATATTTAGGATTATGCTTTCCGTTAATTTTTTTTTGTTGAAAAGCGAGTTTTTTAAAATCTTTAGGAGTATTCATTTAAATAATATAATTATTTAATTCTAAGTTTTTATCGCAATATATATATTTTTTTTCTTTTTATTTATTATAAATGAACGGTTTAATAAATATAGGAGAACTCGTAAAACGAATTATTAAATATTTAGTCGAAGGTTTAATGGTAGCTATAGCTGCTTATGCTATTCCTAAACGTTCTTTAAATATGGAAGAAATTATATTAATTTCTTTAACTGCGGCAGCTACATTTAGTATATTAGATACTTATGTTCCAAGTATCGGTGCTACTGCTCGTAGTGGTGCAGGATTTGGAATTGGTGCAAATTTAGTAGGATTTCCTGGTGGTCTTTAAATATTAATTATTTATAATTAATATTAGGAAAAGTATTTTAATATATTAAGAAAAATATTATATTAAGAAAAATATGTATCATTTTAATTTATAAATTTTATGATAAATGTATAAATCATATTATGAAAAAAAAAATGAAATACTTTTTCATTTATAATAAAAAGTATATTTAATCGAACCGCAAAGAAAAATAATGTCAACAATTCGCAACATCAGTCTTTACATTCCTTACGTCTTTGCTAACATTAGCAAAGAAACGATTAAGGCGGTGATGGAAAATTTGATGCAACTTGGAAAGGTAAGTCACATTGACTTTGTCAATAAAGTTAATAATAAAATAGGTAAGCAATACAATGCTGTTTACGTTCATTTTATCTTTTGGAATGATACTGAAAAAGCAGTGTCGTTTCAAGATCGTGTGCTGAATTCAACAGCACGCATTGTATATAAGAAGCAGAAGAAATATTTTTGGATAGTATTAGAAAATAAAAGTATTAGAAGAACAAGAACAAGAACAAGAAGAATAATACAACAACAACAACCAGAACCAGAACCAGAACCAGAACCAGAACCAGAACCAGAACCAGAACCAGAACCAGAACCAATAATTATACCATTACAACCAATTTTACCACCACATCCGTGTTCCTATGTAGTAAAGTTAGAATCAATATTTGATCAAGAAGTGGTTGAAGAGGAAGAAGAAGAAGAAGAAGTTGTTGAAGAGGAAGAAGAAGAAGAGGAAGAAGAAGAGGAGGAAGAATGTAGTGAAAGTCGACAAATGAAAAACACTTTTTTAGGACTTCCTCTTAATTATAAGGGAAGTTATGCACCATATGTATATGATTATGGATTTAAACAATATGAATATGATTCAGATGATGAATATTATTGTTATTAAATATTATATTAGTTATAAATTTTAGTAAAAATATTATATATATATTAGTGATAAATTTTAGTAAATATATATTAAGC